CAATATTATCGCAAATAGTACCTTTAGCTGGTGGGGAGCTTTTCTCAATCCGAATAAAACAAAAAAAATAATTTCACCTGCGGGCTGGATCAAAGGACCTAATACTCACTATATTTGATTATGACAAAATTACATACATTTGGCTGTCCTTTTAGACATGCAGCTTCGTCCTGTCATGGATATAAGCCGAGTAATTTTGAATGGGTGCATGACACTAGTAATAATAGCGTTGAAGTATATATGGATGATGATTTACTTGGAGGATTTAAATCTAAATGTAAAAATAAATTTTTATGGCTTGTAGAATCGAGAGAGATTATACCAGAAGCTATAGAATATGTTAAAACTAACTTTACAGAGTTAGCAGAAGTTTATAGAAAAATTTTTATAAACGATAGAGAAGTACTAAAGCTTGATAGTGTGTTTGAATACTGCCCACCTGGGTCAAACCTACCTTGGGTAACTAATAAAGCAATACATACAAAAACAAAGCTTATATCTATGATTAGCTCAAATAAAGCGATAACAACAGGCCATAAATATAGAAACTTTAAAATTAAAGAATTTATAGAAAAAGGATATCCAATTGATTTCTTTGGCAGGCAGATTAACCCCATTGTAAAAAAGGAAGACGCGTTAGAAGAATATCGGTTTTCTATTACTATGGAAAATGCAGCTTATACTACTTATTATACGGAAAAAATAATGGATTGCTTTGCGACAGGAACAATTCCCATATATTACGGTACACCTGATATTGGTGATCACTTTAATAAGGATGGTATTATTATTTTAGATGATACTTTTAATATAAATGACATCACGGTTGACTTATATCACTCGAAAAAAGAACCTATTAAAGAGAACTTCGAAAGATGCATGGAGACGATATCTGCCGATGATTACATCTATCAAAAAATTATTCAATTAATTTGATTTTAAAAACAAGCTTCATATATATAATATATGAAAGTTATTAGCTTTTCCTTATATGGAAACGATCCTATATATACTATAGGATGCATAAAAAATGCGCAGTTACAAAATAGCTTGTTTCCAGGTTGGGAAATGTGGGTATATTATAATGATACTGTACCTATCGATATTATAAACGAGTTAAGAGATTTAAACGTTAAGTTAATAAACACTTACGAACATAAAGATTTTTTTGGTGGTTTATGGCGATTTCAACCCATAGTCGAGTCCGGTGTAGAGTATTTTATCTCTAGAGATTGTGACTCAAGAATTAGTCAAAGAGACATAACAGCGGTTAACGAATGGATTGAATCTGATAAAACATTTCATATCATACGAGATCATCCTATAGGTCATGGTTGGCCAATTAGTGCAGGCTTATGGGGATCAAAAGGCAGCTCCATTTCTGCTTTTAACGAACTAAAAGAAAAATATTTATTAGAAAATAGCAGGATGTGGGATAGATCAATCGATCAGTGCTTTTTGAGAGATGTAATATATCCAATTGCTGCTACTGATGTATTTGTACATGACGAATATTTTAATTATGAAGGTATAGGTCAACCAATTAAGCAGGATAGAGCAATAGATAATTTTGCGTTTATTGGAGAATCAATAGATGAAAATGACATACCGCGAGGCGATCAGCGCACACCAATAATAAACTTCTATAACGCTAGATAAAATGATAAGTATAGTAACAGGTACATTAAACAGAGCGCATTTACTACCTAAAATAGTCGCCAATACAGTCGATTCAAATGATAAATTAGAATTGATATTAGTAGATGGTGGCAGTACTGATGGGACTATCGAGTATATAAAAAAACTAAATCACCCTAAAATTAAATTAATTGAAATTGGAGGTAGGAGTAGTTACCCTCATTTTATGAATCTTGGCATTAAAAATGCAACGTGCGACTGGGTCTGTCAATGGAATGATGATGTTTTACTAGCAAATAGCTGGAATGAAGTTTTATCAGAATTGGATGATGAGCATATGTTTTATTTGTTTAATTGGAAATATGGCCTTGAGTCTGATATTAATAACCCCCTATGGCTATCAGGCGAAGATACACAACACCCTAACGGTGGTTTTTGCATAGTAGATGCGTATGATACACATAAGGAGATTGTTATGAATTATGGTATTTATAATAAAAGAATATTTAAGGAAATTGGAATGTATAATAATGACTATCAGTATTATTATGCTGATGCAGACATGTCCTTAAGAGCATACTTATTCGGTTATAAATATAAAGCTTTAAATAATATTAAGGTTTGCTCGTTAAACGGTATTGAAAAAACTGCGATTCAAACAGCTAATTCAACACAAATTTATAATACCTATCACGAGCAGTATAAAAACAACGTGTTAAGTGATAGTATAGAAAAGCTTATTTAATGATTGGGTTAATCGATTTCTCCGCTTCAGAGTATAATTACAACCATAAAGGGTACACAGCAATTATAAATCAAGCGATTGATATCGCTGTCGATCATTTCATTAGACACAATAATACTGATTTAGTTATTTCAGATGCTCAAATTCTAGATTATTTTACACCAGTCCATACCTTTAACAAGTACGACTATAGTGCAGCGAATGTTTTTTTAGATAATTTTCACAAGAATCAAACTAGACATAATATACATAACGCACACACTCTAGCTGATAAAGATGATTTAAGACTGAGACATAAAATTTTAAATAGAATACTATCACCTAAATCTTTTTTAACTAATGAAATAGCTGACCTGCTAACAACATTAAGCATTGATGATAGAACGCTGGGCATCCAACTAAGAGGAACAGATAAAGTCACTGAAATACCGAAGACGCCTGATAATATTATCATCAACTCAATAACTAAAACAATAAACCAATATCAGCTAAGTAAACTATTTTTATCTACAGACGATAATTATTATTTAGAATTAATTAAAAATAATTTTAAGGAAATTCTAGTTTATAATAAGAATAATGTTATTAGCTATGATAATAAGCCTATACATTTTTCAGAAAATAGAAAGCAGATAAACAAAGATGTTTTATTAGATGCGTATATACTGTCAAATTGTAAGTATTTTTTGCACTGCTTTTCAAATGTTAGTTATTTAGCATTAACACTCGGATCGCAAAATCAAAAATATATTAAAAACATTAACTATGAAGATTAATTACGCTATTATGGGCGCTAACAGTAGCCCTATGTATTTAGATTTCTGGCCGATTATTTCAAAAACGTGGAAAGAGATTTTTAATATAACACCTGTATTGGGTCTCATTTGCGATGAAGACACAAATTTTATAGAAGATGAATATGGACTAATTAAAAAATTCAAAACAATTGAGGGTATTGACACGGGGTTACAATCGCAGATTGTTCGTCTTTTTTTAACAAAAGAACTTTACGGTAATATAATAATTAGCGATATCGATATGGTACCTTTATCCAAACAATATTTTATTGATCAAGTAGAAGATTTTGAAGCCTCCAAAATATACTCAATGAGTACAGATAATACTGAGTGCAATCACAACAAAGAAATACCAATGTGTTATAATATTTCAGATTCACAACTTTTCGCTAAAATGCTAACATTGGATAATACTTGGCAGGAATTTGTATATAGATTAAACTCGATGAATCTTGGATGGACAACAGACCAACGCTATCTCTGGCTAAAACTACAAGAATACCATAATAACAATCCCTCAGATGTTGTTTTTTTAAATAGAGGTTGGCATCAGTGCGCTGATAGGCGAATAGATCGAATGGAGTGGATCTACGAATCCAATCTCGTCAGTAGTGGTTTTTATATTGACTCGCATCTATTAAGACCTTATAACCAACACAAGGATGAGATTGATAAATTAGTAAATTTACTATGGGAGAGCGAATAACCTAATATATCGTGAAACTCCTAGATATATTAGACCTTTAAAGTAAGTACTTATATAACAAAATCTTAATTATGGAAGAATATATACAGGTAATAAAAGAAAGATCAACAATTATACCTAAAACGATCCTGGAGATTGGTTCACGTGATGCAGACGATGCAAATCTTTTAAAAGAGGCATTTCAAATCGACGATGCAGCGGTTTGGGTTGTTGAGCCTAATCCAAGACAGCAGCTTAAAATTAGTGAAAAATATCCAAATTTTAATTTAGTAAAATCGGCTGTTTTTAACGAGGAGAAGACCTTTACCTTTAACGCTGTAAAGGATCATGAATATATTGGTGTTAGTTCTTTGCTTGAGCGTGTAGATAATTTGTATAATAAAATTGATTCTGAAAAAATATCTGTACCTACTATTTTAGGTAGCAGGTTGTTGAATGAAATAAAGAAACCAATTGATTTATGTAAAATTGATGTTGAGGGTGCTACTTACGAGGTATTAATCAGCTTTGGTGATGAGATATCAAAAATTAAATCACTGCACCTAGAATGTGAGCACTTAGAAGTCTGGACCGGTCAAAAGTTTTATGAAGATATAAAAAAATATCTAACAATAAAAGGATTTACAGAAGTTTACTTCCAATATGTTAATAATGTACCACTACAATCTGATACTATATGGATTCAAACAAAATACCTAAATTAAAAAAAACTAAAATCCTAATCTTAGTGCCGCTGGCGCGTTTTAGTTCGGAATATAATTTACTCGAGACAACAGCAAAGCAAACATGGGCTAATAGTAATAATAGTGAAGTAGATATTATCTTTTATGCAGGGAGTAATAGTGAGAGATTAGAAGGTTGTGATCTCTACTTACCATGTGAAGAAAATATACACAACTTAGGCAAAAAAACACTATTAGCCTTTGAATGGTGCCAAAAAAATTATGATTATGATTATGTCTTTAGAACAAATTTAGGATCCTATATTAATATTATTAATATGCTAGAGTTTATTAAAACAGCATCAAAAACGCATTATTATTGCGGTATAGGTGGTGTCAATAATACTTACTTTAATCGCCCCGTTCAATTCGCCTCAGGTAGCGGAGTATTTTTATCACGTGATGTTGTTAACTTAATTATTGCAAATCAAAATAGCTGGCAACACACCGCTATGGATGATGTTGCAATGGGTGAGCTGCTAAACGCCCTAGGTATTATATTATGTGAAGATGCAACAAGATTAAGTCTGTGCGACGATGAGATATGCTATCAACAAGGAATTAAGGAAGTATCGACAATACCAAAAGACCAGATATATCATATACGTTTGCGTTCTAATGATAGAAAAATAGACGCAGCAAGAATGACATCTCTATATTTACAATATGACAATACAAGAGCAATATAACCAGCGCCGAAGTGTTCAAACGGATATTAACGAGCATCTTGAAACTCTTTACAGCTACGGTGTGCGCAGTGACATTACATCAATAACAGAAATGGGAACTAGGTTCGGAGATAGTACTATAGCTTTTTTAAACGCAATCGAAAACACAACCAAAACTCTTTTTAGTTACGATCTATTTCGCTCCGAAAATATTAGTGGTTTTGAGCGATATAAAAATTACAAATTCTTTCAAGAGGATACCTTAGCATGTAATATACTCAACACAGATATACTCTTTATTGACACACTACATACTTATTTTCAGTTACACTCTGAGTTAACAAGACATAGCAAACAGGTTAACAAGTTTATTATTTTGCACGATACTGAGACGTTCGGCGTAAATGACGAAGTGCTATATAGTTCAGACTGCGCTGTTAAAATGAGTGATCTAGTCATATTAACAGAACGACAAGGTCTACGTGCAGCTTTTGCAGATTTTTTAGCTAATGGAACTGATGGTATAAATTGGAGAGTAAAGGAAACGTTTACAAATAATAACGGGTTAGTTATTTTAGAGAGAATATAACTTGATATTGATTTAATAAAAGATATAATATTTATATATGATAATTGAACAGCCCATTTATAACGGAGATCTTATTCATAAGCGTTTTGCATATCAATTCTTTAAAAAGAATGTATCGCCCTATGGAAATATTGTTGCATTTAGAGCGCCAATGTATGTAAGCGAACATCTAATTGATTTAGAAGACTCACTCTCTAAAGACTACATTTTTAGTGATGATGCAATTAATTTCTGTTGGGAAATTCCTAATGTTTGTTCTTTTGGTGCTGTTGCCTTTCAGAGACATTTTAATACAGTAGCCGCTAATATTTTATCGCGCCTAATTAGTAAGCCAATTGAAATGCGAGGCGATGACATGATCGTTCATAACAAGTTCATAGGGTCAGACAAGACAGAAAGAGAGCAAGGTAAGGTTAGCGTTTCTATTACATATTCAAAAGATAATATTGCGATCGGTCATACAGGCATTAATATTAAAGCTGGTAAGAAAGCTCCTGGCTTTGCATATAGTACAGATCTCAGTGATGAAAACGTCAATGATTTAATGAGTGCGGTTATTGAATTTTTCAATGATGAGGTACAAGACATACAAATTGCCACAACAAAAGTAATTGTATGAATTTTTTTAGCATCTTAAACAAGTTAATTTTTAATAAAAATAAAAGCTCTATCGAAGCTCAACAAGAAGGTATAGAGGAATTTGTACCTTTTTTAGTCAATAGGTGGGTATCTTTTTACGATACTAGTGCAGCGGTTTTTATTAATGAGACGTTCAATAAGTTTCATAGTATACCAAATGATAAGGTAGAGGGATTTAATCTATATTATAATCTTCTACCAAGCTTTAGATATAAGAAAATTAACTACATTAAGAAAAATAAAGAAGGTAAAGAGAATTCACAAAAAGATGAAGCAGTTCTTATTGAAGCATTTGCTACAAATCACAAAATATCAAAAAGAGAGGTACAATTATACCTTGATTTAATAAAATAACTATATATATAACAATATGGCTGCAAGCATTGACAATCTCATACCTCAAAGAAATTTAATCGACCTCTCTTCACACTCCAGCGGTGATTTCGGTCTCGAAGATTACGAGTTAAGATTTGTATTTGACGATATTTTACTTGTAGAATATGTTGATCTTGCAGATGATAGAGATGGCATCATACGTAACGGTATCTATATTCCAACAAATACTCTTACAAAGGCATGGCGCAAAGCAAAAGTTATTCTAGCAGGTCCGCAATGTAAATATACAAAAGTAGGTGATATAGTTGTTTTTCCAAATAATTTAGGAATTACTATTTCAAATATAGATATTGAAAATATAGGTAAAATTCAAAACGGAGTCTTTTTGAACGAAAATAGAGTATTTGGCATCTGCAGTAAAAGAGAAGGCTAAATAAATGACTCGTAATAGCTTAGATAATTTGTTACTTGAGAACGTAATAGATCTACGTTTTGCACGTAGACATATAATACCTGGACGCCCAGCAACAAGACGTATTTTATGTACAAAATCATCACTATTACTTAATTCACCAAACGGGCGTGTTGTACTTAATTATAAACCTCCTACGCACGCTAAAAAAATTAACGAATCCCAAAGTAATGTCTGTGTAGTGTGGGATATTATAATGCAGGATTATAGAACAATTTCCGCAGAGCAGGTAAATATTTTAAGAGTTATACCAGGTAACGATGAGTTCTGGACATTCTTTAATAATGAAATATATATTATGTCGGCTGCACAAAAAATACTTTATATGGACTCATGAGCTTAGACCTTTATAGTAAACATCTTGAGAGTCTCTTACAATCGAATATAGTAATACGATGCGATAGTAAAATAATTAAAACAGGCAAGCTAAAATTGTTTGTATATAAACAGTACTTCATAAGATTGTTTATAGAGACCAACAAAGGTGCAATGAAAATTTGCGAGCTACCGTATCCGTTTGAGATTATATCTACTGAAACAGGTTGTATTTTTAATTATCAAATATCAAAACTGACCGGTGATACATATCCCGTAACAGGTAAATTAAGAGCACTTAGAACGAGTCAGTCGCTTAGAATGTATGATAATAAAGTCTATATTCTTACTTTACCTGCTTAGGAACTTATATAATATATATTATATATGAGTAGTAGCTTTATTAGTAGCTTTCCTGAGAACTTTACACCTAGCAATTCCCAAACAGACATTATAACAAAAATCGATCGAGCATTTAACAATGGTTATAAGTTCGTTGTCTGTAGCGCACCTACAGGTTCAGGTAAGTCGTTTATTTCGAAAACAATTGGCAACTGTGCTGAAGAACCATCAACAGAATTTCGTGAAGCTGTAGAATCATACGATATATATAAGAGAAATAACTTTGGTAAATATGTATTTGAAGAAGACACGATTACTAGCAGACCATCTGGGTGCTTTGCATTAACTATAACAAAATCTCTTCAGGATCAATATAAGCAGTTGTTTAATGATATAGAGATACTTAAAGGTAAGAGTAACTATCAATGTACATACGATGACAATTTTAGTGTAAATTGTGCTCCCTGTATACATATTAAAAATATTAAAGAAAAGTGCTGGAGTGGTAAAACATGCACCTATTATGAAGCAAGAAATAAAACGATACTATCTAAGTTTTCTGTCTTAAACTACGATATGTTTTTTGCGCTACCATCTCATACGAAGCGAAAGGAATATATTGTTTGTGATGAGGCAGCAGAGCTCGAAGATCAGCTCGTAAAGTTTTTTGCATGCCAGATTAATTTCGATGCACTAAAAAAGTCTAAAATCGTAATTCCTATTTTACCCGCTACACAAGATTACGGTAAAATAGCCCGATGGATTCAATCTATGACCGCTGCAGTAGAAGATCGGATTGAAGAGTTGCGTGATATTGTAGCAAGTAAAAATAAACCTAAGATACTCACAGTTAATAGTAATATTGAAGAATTATCTACCTTACAGACATTACAGGGTAAGCTCAAGACTCTAATTAGTACATGGCATGAAAGCGAATATATTATTGAGAGGCATGCTAAAGGTATTAACTTCACACCTCTTAAAGTAGACGAGCTAGCAAAATATATTTTTGATTATGCTGATAAGGTCGTTTTGATGTCAGCAACTATTATCGATCCAAGTAGTTTTTGTAAGGCACTAGGTATTACAAAGTATCAATATATTGAAGCAGAATCTACTTTCGATTCAAGCAAAGGTCCTATCTACATTAGTACAAAAACTAAACTAAATTATTCTAACTTGCATCAGCAGCTCCCGAAAATTGCAAATCAAATTACCGATATTTGCAATCATCACAGCGGTGAGAAAGGCATTATACATACTCATACTTTCGATATTACTAACTTTCTTAAGAAAAGTATAAAAAATAATCGCATACTATATCGCGAACCAGGTATTAGTAATGAGGAGCTACTTAATATTCACAACTCATCTAATGAACCTACTATTATAGCTTCACCTTCTATGTCACATGGAGTTGATCTCAAGGGAGATCTTGCAAGGTTTCAAATAATAATTAAAGCACCCTATCTACCCATAAGTGATAAGCGAATTGAAAAACTTATGAAAATAAATTTTAGCTGGTATGTAAATAAAATGCTAAGTTCGTTTATTCAAGCGTGCGGTAGAGGCATTAGATCTAAGGAAGATCACTGCGTAACATATGTGTTAGATGGTGCAATAGCAGAAGTAGTCTTTAAAAACAAAAATAAAATACCTAAATATTTTTTAGATAGGTTCGTCTAACTAAATAAATATAATGAATAATAAATCCTTTTTTTGGGAACTACAAGATCTCGTAACGCAATTTTTAGCTGCTTTCGACGATACAGTAATTTCTAGGTTTAATAAAAAACGAGAAGCTCAAGAAGAAATAGCTGTTAGGTATGTGTTTGGACCGAAGCAACGAGTAATGTATGATATTGTTAATAAGGCACAAAATTTAACTTTACCTGTTATAGCTGTTAATGTTAATTCAATAACAAGAGATCCATCTCGCACGTTCAATAAGATCGAACCTGCATACTTTAAAGCAAAAGATAACGAATACGGTACAAGGTCTGTAAAGGCGCCAATGCCTGTGCCAGTTAATATAGATATTAGCTTTTCTATATTAACAAGGTATATGCAGGATATGGATCAAATTATATCTAATTTTGTACCTTACACTAATCCATATATTATACTTTCATGGCAAATACCAAAAGAATATGGATTAGCGAATACGACAGAAATACGAACTGAGGTTCTCTGGAACGGTACATTAAGCTACAACACACCTACTGATTTAGCGTACTCAGATAAATTTAGAGCTATTGTTGACACATCATTCACTATAAAGGGATGGCTCTTTAGAGAAATTGATGATCCGGTAAGCCTTATATACAAGGTAACATCAAATTTTATAAATGTAAACCTCGCTAAAAGAATTTATTCTATAGATGATGCTGCTGAATTAAGCGCTAACACAGAGACTGTTGTTATATCTGCTATACCTTCTATAACGAACTTATTTTACACCAATAGCAGCGGCGTTATACCATTATATGATCCTTATACAATATACAAGCTAAAAGATAATCACTTTATGCTTTATGGTAAACGATTTTATTATAATAATAACTTTTATTTGAGTAGTAATGTTGTAAATTTTTACAATAATTACGAGCCTATTATAACAGCTAAAAGTCCTTTAATTAGTGGTTATAGATTAAATGCTAGTGAATTTAATGTCATCAATGACAGTATAGCTACTATAAAGCTAGCAGCTAGCTCTATAACGTCAACAGGCGCCTTTACTATCGTAACAGCAAATAGCGCTGGCTGGGCTACAACAAATAATGGATATGCTATATCTATTGAATAAATAAAGAGGATAAGATGGCTGACTCGAGTACAACACCAACACAAAATCGCGCGTATAATACCAATGACGGTAGATCATCCACATTCGGGCGTAATCTAATGTCGTACATCCAGAATAAGCTGCCGTATTCTAATCTCATTGATACACAAGACAATTCCTTAAATCCAAAATATAAAACATTTGCCGATACCGGTCTCAAGCGCTCTGAAGCTCTCACAAAGCAATCTATAGCGCTATCAAGTGATTTTAACAATCTACCTATTGGTGAAATGGGTAAAGACACATCATTTGGACAGGTGATGTATGCAAATATTCAAGAAAATAAAGGCGCGCGACTCCGTGACTATAGAGTGATAGCAGCATATTCTGATGTTGTAGATGCGCTTGATGAAATTTGTGACGAAGCGATTAACACAGACGATACAGGATCTGAAATTCATATACAGTACATAAATGATGATTTGTCAGGTAGTGAGAAAGCAGAAATTGACGAGGAATTTAGTAAGTTTGTTAATTATTTTGATTTTAAAACTAAAGGTTGGCAATACTTTAGACAGCTTCTCGTTGAAGGTGAACTCTTTTTTGAATTAATTATACATAGAGATCATACTAAAGCAGGTATCTTAGGAGCTGTTAACCTCCCGAGCGAACTTATTGACCCGGTATATAATAATATACAAAATATGATGATTAAGGGGTTTATTTACCGCAAGCCCATCTTCGACCCAAATCAACCTAACAAGCAAGATAAGTTTGAGTATATACCTCTTGACGAGAATCAAGTTGTATATATTAATTCTGGTGTAATGAATGAATCTAAAACTATGATTCTACCGTTTCTAGAAAATGCACGAAGAGCATATCGTCAGCTTTCTTTAATCGAAGATGCTATTGTTATATATAGACTAGTAAGAGCACCTGAGAGGCTCGTTTTTAACGTGGATGTAGGTAATATGGCAGCACCAAAAGCTGAAGCATATCTTAAAAAATTAATAAGTAATTACTGGTCAACCAAAACATTTGATATTGATCAAAATGATGTAGTTAAAAAGTTCAATCCTCAATCTATGCTCGATGCTTTCTGGTTTCCAAAGAGAGCAGGATCAGAAGGATCTAGTGTAAGTCAGTTGGCGGGTGGTCAAAATCTAGGTGAGCTGGCAGATCTAATGTACTTTATTAAGAAGTTGTATAGATCTCTCAAAGTACCTACTTCACGGCTTGATCCGCAAGATGCTTTTAGAGACGGTTCTGAGATCTTAAGAGAAGAGCTTAAATTTGCAAGATTTATTATTCGACAACAGCAGCGATTTGCTTCTGGTATAAAGCGAGGGTTTATTACTCATTTAAAATTAAAGGGATTGTGGGAAAAGTTTGATCTTGTCGAGCCTAATATTGAAATAGAGTTTAACCCACCTACTAACTTTTATGAAATGCGTGAAGCTCAAAGACTTGATCAAAAAGTCCAAGCTTATAATAATATTGCAACGAGTGAACTTATATCACAGACATTCGCTCAGAAAAAATATTTAAAATGGAAAGATCAAGATATACTTGCTAATAGAGAGTTTATGCGAAAGGACGCTGAGTTCCAATGGGAGTTGCAACAAATAGCTACCTCAGGGCCAAGCTGGAAAGAAATTACTATTGGACAAAATATCGAAGCGGGAATTGGAGGCCCTTCGGAAGCAGGATTCCAGCCTTCAGGAGGATCAGGAGGTGGTATAGGTGGTGAACCACCACCATTTACAGGAGGGCCAGCAGCTACCACTCCTGGTACAACCGGTGAGGAACCTTCACCTGCTGCTGGTGCAGAGAATCAAGCACCTACAAGTCCTGCTTAATTAGCTAATTAACTATATAGGTTTAGCCATATAGTTAATAAATAATTGTATGTCACTAGCTTGCGAAATTACACCTATATCTGCATTTCAGTCAACAAATCTTAATAACAAAATACAGACCTTTAGCGACTTAGGTGATAGAATAAAAAGATCGTTAGGCTACCCACTTATTACACTTGAAATTCATCAAGATCAGTTATTTCAAAATATTCAAATCGCTATAGAGTATTTTTCAAAATTTGCTGGTTTTACAAAAGAATTTTTAATATTCGATTCGCGTCTATACGAAAAAAATAGAGGGATAAGACTGGATCATCTATATACTCTTTCAAAAACGGGGTTAAATGATGCTGAAAGACTCGCTAATATACCTAAACGAGCTGGTGCTGATTTTACTATTGAAACACCACAGACTATTTTCATAGCTACATCTACATTAAGCGCTTCCGTATTTTCGCAATCTACCACACTATCAGGATTACTTAATACTGGTTTACAGGAGTTCGAGACTATAGATACAACCTTATATAATACAATTGTTAGTTATAATAACACATTATCTAGTGTATTTAAAGAGTCAATAAATAAAAAAATCTCTCTCGAATCTGTACCTGCTACTGCAACAGAATATTCCAATGCTTTTGATTATGACGCAATGGATTATAGAAAGGTTGCATCAGTACTTGACTTTGAAGAAGGGTCAAACCAAGGTGTAAATACTCTATTTACATTAGAACAAACATTAGCACAACAAACATACTTTAGCTACGCTCTCGGCAATTACGGTTTTGACCTTGTATCTTGGTACGCACTAAAAGAATGGCTTGACACGCGTGAAAAAGTTCTAGCAACGCGGCGCGACTTAAAATTTGACGAGAGAACACAATATATGCAGATGTACCCGCAACCTGGATCAACAATCTTTTATGGTGTAATAGGCTGTTATCTCGAGCGCCCCATTAGAGATTTAATTAAAGAACAATGGGTATACGAATACGCACTTGCACTCTCAAAAATAGTTATAGGTAGAGTAAGAGGTAAATTCAATAACGTATCACTCCTTGGAGGAGGTACATTAAATTACGATCTATTAGCAGAAGGGCTAGAAGATAAAAGACAGCTTGAAGAAAAATTACTAACAGGTGCTTCAGCAGGATTTGGCGATGCAGATCCACCTGCTTTCTTTATTGGGTGATAGTTATATACTACTTATAATGAAGTATGAGGATAATAAAGAATACTAAATACCGTCAAGGAATTTTCATTCCTAAAAATAAAGATAAATTTATGGGTGTAAGTGCTACATATAGATCAGGTCTCGAGCTAAAATTTATGAGATTTTGCGATAGTAATACTAACGTTATTAAATGGGGAAGTGAGAATGTAATAATACCATATACATCACCATTAGATAATAGAGTTCATAAATATTATGTTGATAACTTTGTAATAATTAAGGAAGGTACACAAATTAAAAAATATCTAATTGAAATAAAACCCTCAAAACAGACAAAGCCACCTTCTACCTCATATAGAAAAAAAGAGCATTTAATTTATGAGCAATCCATGTTTATAAAAAATCAAGCTAAGTGGCAAGCTGCAACTAAGTTTTGTAAGAATAAAGGTTTAGAATTTTTAATACTTACGGAAAAGGAACTAATTTAATAGATTTTTCACATAAAGCTATAAATAATAATATGGCGTTAAAGCTTAATTTACTTGTTGAAAAACCAGCTCTTGAAGATCAGTTTGAATACGTTGTTGAAGAGTCGAATAGAAACTCACCTTCAACACTATTCATAAAAGGCCCTTACATGATGGGAGAGGGTGTTAATAAAAATAAAAGACTATACCCAATTGATGAACTTAGGCGTGAGGTTCAAAGATATAATGAAGAAATGATAGAACCAGGTAGAGCTATGGGTGAATTAAACCACCCTACAACAGCAGATGTTGATCTTGAGCGGGCGTGTCATATTGTAACTGAGCTATACGAAGAAAATAATGTATTTTTTGGTAAGTCGAAAGTACTCTCTACTCCCTGCGGGTTAATAGTAAAATCTCTTATTAATGATGGTGTTAAAGTAGGGATGTCATCCAGAGCACTTGGCACTTTAGAGGAAGGTTCCAATCATAATGTAGTTCGTAATCTCAAGCTAGTAGCTGTAGATTGTGTGGCTGATCCGTCGTTTCCTAAAGCTTTTGTTAACGGTATTTTAGAGTCAAAACAATGGGTTGTAGCAGAAAACGGTAAATATGAAGAAATTTACGATACTTTTGAAAGAAATATCGCTAAGCTTCCGAAGAAAGAAATTGATGCATTTTTAAGAGAACACATACTAAAATTCATTCGGTCGATATAAATAATAATATGTCTAAGCAAATAGCTAAAAAAGATTACGATCGAGATGGTAAGAAGGAATCTCCACTTGAAGAATATAAGGGTGCTAGAGATAAGGCCATAAAATCGAATAAATTTAAAAAACATAAGAAGAGGAAGGCGAAAGCAATTGTAAAAGAGTCAGTAAATATTAAAAACTTTATTGCATCAATTTCTTCAAAAAAATATGCCGATGCACATAAATATTTAAAGCAAGTAATTGAAGCTAAACTTAAAGCAAGAATTGCTACAGCCATTAACCAACCTCTTTTTTAATATATGAACGTGTCAACACTACTAACAGACGAAGCAAAGCAAGTCCTGACAGAGCAATCTTTATTAGCAATCGAAACAGCTCTTGCTGAAAAGATTGAGCTTACTGTCGAAGCAGCTCTTGTACAGCAAGATGAACTTTACGCTGAAAAACTTCAACAGCTTGTGCGTGCTATCGATAAAGATCACACAACAAAGCTCTCTAGAGTTGTTGAAGCTATTGACAAAAATAACGCTAATAAGCTCATTAAAGTTGTTAAGCGGTATGAAAGATCTTTGACATCTGAAGCTACTTCCTTTAAAGAAACGCTTGTTGAATCTATTTCAGATTACTTAGAAGAATTTATTAATGAAGCAATACCTCAAGTAGATATTGTTGAAGCAACAAAAAATAGAACAGCTCGCGAAGTTTTAACAAATCTACGCAAAGTGCTAGCTGTTGATTCAGCTTTGATGAGTGAATCTATACAAAGCGCTGTTGTTGATGGTAAGAATCGCATCGATGAACTCTCACAACAGGTTTCTGCGCTATCCAACGAAAATAAGCTTTTAAAAGAGAATTTTACAAAAACAAAGTCAGCATTACTTTTAGAAGAGAGAGTATCTAACTTATCTGAGAAGAAAAAAGAATACATCAAAAAAGTTCTAAGTAACAAAACACCAAAATTTATTGAAGAAAATTTCGACTATACACTCAAGTTGTTTGAAAAGAAAGAACGCGAGAGTATTGATATTATTAAAGCAGATGCGTATAGCAAGCGTACCGTAAAAGCTGACGCACCTGTTATTACAGAATCAGCACAAAAAAATACACAAAATATTATAAACCCATATCTTTCTGAGCTTAAAAGATATAAATAATTTTACTAATTTCACCCTGAACAATGAGGTTTTTTAACCTGAGTTTTTTGAAAAGAAAAAATAAAGCAATATGAAAATTCGTCCTTCACAATCATTTGTAGATAGAAGCAGAGCCGAAGCCCTCTTGGAAAAGTGGGCTCCTGTCCTTAACTATTCTTCAGATTCGGTTAAAGAGATTAAAGACGAGAATAGTCGCTTAAATACAGCTATACTTCTTGAGAACCAAGAACAATGGTGTTTAAACGAAACAAACGATTCAAGTGCTTTCGGTGATAGAAATGGTGCAGGTGGATTTAATCCATCTAACAACATCAACTCTGCCGATACATACGCTCGTGGTGATTCTCGCCTTCCAAAGATCCTTATCCCAATGATTCGTCGTACATTCCCTGAGCTTATTTCAAACGAGATCGTAGGCGTACAGCCAATGTCAGGTCCAGTAGGTCTTGCATTTGCTCTTCGTTACACATATCAATCACAATACCTCGGTAATGGCATTGATGGTGCGGTAGCTCCTTACAATAATACTAATTCTGGTCCAGGTACACCTGTTGGTTTCCCTGGTCAGACAAAGTATGATGGTACTGTTGCTAACAGAGAGCTTGGCTATCAATTCTTAGATACTCGTTTCACTGGTGCATCTTCTGCTAGACTCTCTGGCGCTGCTCCCTGGATTTTCTCTGCTGAAGATCGTGGCGTTGCCCAGATCTTATCAGCGTTTGAAATCACAGGTAACATTCCGCAAGTTGAAGTCAAATTTGAGAAGACCGCTGTTGAAGCAGGTACACGTAGACTTGGTGCACGCTGGTCAGTAGAGCTTGAACAAGATCTTAAGAACATGAATGGTATCGATATTGATGCTGAAATCACAAACGCTATGTCGTATGAGATTCAAGCAGAAATCGACCGTGAAATGATCATAAGAATGATTCAATCTGCACTGAATGCAGGTCAAGGAGCAGGTTGGTCTATTTGGTCACCAGCTTCTGCAGACGGTAGATGGCTCGTTGAAAGAAACAGAGATTTCTATCAAAAGCTTATTATTGAAGCAAACAGAATCGCAGTTCGTAACAGACGCGGTGCTGCTAACTTCATTGTTGCAACGCCAAAAGTGTGCGCTATCCTTGAGATGCTCCCTGAATTCCAGTGGGTACCTGTACAAGGTGACGTTTCCACACAACCTGTTGGTGTTGCTAAGGTAGGTTCAGTTGGTGGCAGATTCTCAGTTTATCGCGATACGCGCACGGAAGTACAATATGGTTATGGTGCTGGCTATGATAATGGCTACGCTTCAGCAATTGAGTACGCTCTCCTTGGTTACAAGGGTTCAGAATTCTACGACACTGGTATTATCTATTGCCCTTATATTCCAATCATGGTACAGAGAACAATTGGTCCGAATGACTTCGCACCACGCGTAGGCTTGCTTACACGTTATGGTGTCGTTGATAATATCTTCGGTGCTAATCTCTACTATCACGTTGTTATTGTTCAGGGCTTAGGTCAAGCGTTCCAACCAGCGCAAAGAAATGTTTATTTCTAATAGCGGTTGAAACTGTCACAGCAATCAAACTAAATGGCGGGGGCCGAAGACCCCGCCATTTTTTATATATTACTTCTTCGGATTCAAAAGGAAGTATATCTAGGTTATCGTTAATACTTCTTCTTCATAAACTAAGAGAGCCGATCGAAGATCGGCTCTTTTTTTATTATAGCGTCGTAATAGCTTCTTCTTCACTTTCAAACCAATACCATCCATCTACTGGATAGTCATATTGATCTTTGTCTTGAGCTACTAACACGAACCCATTTCCTTCTACTATGTTTGGAGCATAGAAAAGTTCCTCATTATCTTTTTTGTAAAATCCTGATGTCATAAAATTATGCTGTTACTGCCCAGCCTTTTAATAGGGCTGTTCCAGTTCTTAATTGTCTAAATGTTAAACTATTTGCACCCCCCGCAGCCATTTGTCGTGATACTGTGATACTCACATTAGGGTTGATAGAAACTACTTGTGTTCTGTAGCGTAAAGTTCCAGAACCGTTTGTAGTTAATGCTAGTGCTGCTGGACCACCCAATGTTGCCGCTACTTGAAATGTTCCAGCTGTAGCATTGATTACATAATAAATTCTATTAGTAACAATACCAGTCGTTGTTACTATAGTTGCAAAAGAAACTTCATCTCCATTACTTAAACCATGTGATGCTAAGTTGACTAGATCTCCAGCGTCTGTGAATGTCACAGCTCTTGCTGTTGTAAGTGGTGATCCTGTTCCTGTAATTTGCATACCTACAGCAATATTAGTGGTGTTTGCCATTGTTATTGTAGTGCTTCCAGCTGTTGTAGTTCCTGTAAGAGTTACAGGTGTCGGCGCTCCCCAATTGTTTGTTACAGTTATTGTTTGAGAAGCAGCACCTATTGTGTCTAGATAATTGAATATAGATTCTAATTCTTCTTTTGATAATTTACAACCACTATAACTTATTGAATATTCTGAGCCATTTAATGCTGCTCTTGTAAGTGATATACAACTTGCAAAAATACCACCAAACTTTCCTGTATTTGTTCCAGCACCTGAAATTAATAACGGTACTGTTGTAAGAGAAGTACAACTATTAAACATATTACTCATATTAGTAACAGCTGTTGTATTGAATAGTGGTACAGTTGTAAGAGAAGTACAAGCATTAAACATACCACTCATATCAGTAACAGCTGATGTATTAAACAGAGGTACACTTGTAAGAGAAGAACAACTACTAAACATACTATTCATAGTAGTAACAGCTGCTGTATTGAATAACGGTACACTTGTAAGAGAAGAACAACTACTAAACATAGAATTCATGAATTGCACAGCCCCTGTATTGAATAACGGTACACTTGTAAGAGAAGCACAACTACTAAACATACCACTCATATTAGTAACAGCTGCTGTATTGAATAGTGGTACACTTGTAAGAGAAGTACAAGAACTAAACATAGAACTCATAC